TCTTGAAATACAACTTGGTTTCTTCCGTAGGGTAAAAATTCAGTACCATCTATTGTTGGTGTTGCACCATTTACCCATACACCCATTTTACCTTTAGTTCCTCCAAAATAATAACCCTCGTTAGTTGTATTTGATTGAAAAAAAGGATTACAAATTATATTGTCTTGATAAAATTGTGCGAAAATTTTTGGTGTATCATCTGAAACCCAAATGTCAAAATAATATGAATAACTTACACCGGGTGGTTGTATTTGAGGTCCTATAATTTGCCTAAATTTTGTTTCACTTTGAAAAACCACATTTTGAGTACTCGTGTTTCTAACATAAGGTTGAATACCGGAAGAATATTCCCACGCTAAATAACGTTCGGGTGGACTATCTTGATCAATTTTTTTTCCTCTTGTTGTTACATTTGGTTTTGATAGGTCAAAAAATGCACCACTATCTGATAAATAAGAATTATAATTCCCTGCATCATTGTATGCTTTCCAAGTTGTTGGAGTAACATCGCCTTTAAGTGGATATACTGCAAAAAATCTTCCTCGGTTTTGTAGAAAAGAAAATGAAATTCTCATTTGTATTCTATACCAACCATTATTGTATTTTTCTATATTAAATTGATCTCGCCAACCATTATCATTAGTTGGAACAAAACCATTAAGTGAGGTAACTTGTTCGGTATCAAAATTAAAAATTGCATAATTTTGGTAATCACTCGTATAACTATTATTTTGTAATTGTATTCCTACTTGGGTGTCTAATGATCCTCTTTTAACAAATAAACTTGCCGACCATTCGTGTAAACCTACAAAGGATTGGTTATTGTTGTACCCAATTGTTTGATATAAAGCACCATTTAATGGGGTTGTTGGTGTTGCAGATCCAATTCTTGAATATCTAAAACAAGTTTCATTGTAAGGATCAACATCATTAGTAACTGTACTAATTTGTCCCGATCCACCCACAAACCAATTATTAGTGTCTAAAAGGTTTTCAGTAGATTTAAGGTATTGTTGCGTATGTGGTATCATTGAAAATGATGGGCAAGAATTATCCTCAAAATTAGAAAAATCAATTATAGGTCTGTTGGCATCATTACATCCCAAACCATCGCCTTGAATAGACCAATTTCCTTGTCTTGAAAATTTACTCATAGGTGGTTGCGTAATCCAACGTGCGTGTCTAATACCATCTTGATAAATAATACTACCTGCAGGTGCAAAAATCTCAACCGGTAATTGCCCAATTGAAACACCCCGACCACTAAAATCATTACAAAAATTTAATTTTGGCTCATATTCCCCACTTGGAATAGAATATATTACTGCCTCATTTTTTATGCTCATAATTTTGGATGGCTTTTAATGGTTTCTTAATTTTTAAGAATTTATACAACAATTCAATATTTTTCTTTTTTGGTTTACTTTTTCTGATCATAATACCCAACCTACAAAATTTGCATCGTGATCCGGGTACATTTCGCCATTTTGATTAGCAGTATATTCCGGAAATAAATTATTATTAAAACAAATATAATCTAAAAATCGCCTTGTATAAAATTGAGCAAATTCTCGGTGTTTATCAACCAAATAATCCACTTCATTTTTACTTGCATTTTGACTATTTTCCGAAGTGTGCTTAAAAACTCCACCATTTGCAACAGAATATGCCGAAAATGGTAAATAATCCACCATTGCAAAATGTATTAGCATATCTTTAATGTAGTCTTGTATTAATCCTAAATATGGATCGGCTAAAGTTCCTGCAATTATTTCGTCAGAAATTTTATTGTATAAAGCACCACCCAAATAATTTTGGATATGGATTTCTTGTGCAATTTTAAGAAACTGAATAAACTTATCTACATCAACGTTTCCATCAATTATAGTATTCCGTTTTAAATCGTCTGTGGTAATAAATAATGCTGTTGCCATATATTTTTAATTTGGGTATGCACCACCATCTTTCATATCCTTTGGTGCTATAATACTTTCTTTTGTTCCTCTTGGACTTGGTACATATGATTTTGGTATACTTTTTACCTCTTTGTAATCATATAATTTGTCCGATTTTTTTGTTTTGTTTTTTAATCTGTATAACACTTGTTCCCAATAATGTCCACAATTTACACCGCCTTTAAATTTAAATAAATCATAAGGTTGAGGTTTGTCTGCACCTGCAGGTTTATGCCCAAATTCTTTGTTTACACCATCACGACTTGCTTTATCAATATCCTCTAATCGGTAAACATTTCCTTTATTTCTTCTCTGCATCATAATTTTGCAAAAAGATCGTGTTTTATCACTTGAATATTTTTCTGCGTATTGATATCTTATTTTGTAATATGATTTGTCTAAATAACTAAATCCACTCGGTTTAGAAGTAACTGCATCAGCGAATTTTTTTGCTATTGACTTATTTTCCTTTTGTAATATGATTTGTCTAAATAACTAAATCCACTCGGTTTAGAAGTAACTGCATCAGCGAATTTTTTTGCTATTGACTTATTTTCCTCAATTAAAGTACTTGCCCACAAATTATCATCCTCAATATCTTGGTTTAATTCCCTTACTGCAACCATTTCCCATTCATCTGAAATATGATCATTGTCTAAATTTAGTAAAATATCATTTGCAAGTTGATCCTCTAAATGCGATGCCATTTTTACACCGGTTTCTTCCTCTTTAGTTTCCTCATCAATTAGTGTTTCGTCAATTTCGGTAAATTCGAGTGGTTGAAGCGTTTTAAAGTACAAATTAAGGCTTATTCCATTAAAAGCAAGTATTTCATTGAATGCATCCAAAAGAAGTTCTTGAAAGGGTCTTATTACAGTATTATCCATAAGTGTTGATGCAGTTTTTAACTCATCAGCATTATTTCCTAATCCACTATTATCCTTAACACCTAAAAGCATTGGACTAATAACGCGATGCGATACCATAATTTTACGCATACTTTCATCTGACAAAAATTGGTACTGATTGTGAGCATCTGATAATTGGATTGCCTCAATACTACTTTCCGTATCAGCATTTTCGTTAAAACTTAGAATAAAACGACCGGCATTAGAACTTCCACTATATTTATCAAGTATTCTTTTTTCAATTATGGCTCTTTCTTCCTCATTTGGAACACCATTATTAAAGTTGATCAGCATACTCGGTGCCAATCCATTTAAAATATTGTTGAGATGATAATTCGCAACTTCTTCTTCTAATTCTGCGTATTGTAATCCACCTTGGTAATCTACCGGACTAAAGTAATAATGTCCTGCAACGTAAGGTCTAATATATAAAATTTCAATATTTTCTTTACTTGTTCCAAATGCAGGTATTCTAACCGGTATTTCATTAGGTTTTTTATTTTCCCAATCCGGACAATAATAAAATCCTTTAATTTCTCCATCCTCATCACATTTTTCCATTGCCAAAGTTTCCACCGGCATATGTTCAATTTGAGCAATTGATTTTTTGTCTTTAGAATAAATTATTTGGATTGCACATTGTCCCATTAATTTGAGATCATATGATAATTTCCTAATAACCTTTTTATTTAATAAAGTAATTGCTTGTGCGTATTCATTTGGAAATATATTGTTGTCTGTTGCATCAATTCCCTTTCCATAAATCATTTGAGAAATACCATTTATTATGGCATTATTTGTAGCACTTCCACTATATCTATCAATTAAATATTTAAAATAACTGTTTTTATCCCCAAAGGTTACCCAATCGTTTCTTTTATCAACTTGAATATTTGGCGAATTATAGTTGTTTAATTGTACTATATTAATTGCACTTTTTTGTGGCTTTTTTTTCATAATATGATGTAATCGTTGTTACCGCTATCTGCTTCAACAAATTGGTTTGTATTATTATTGTATTTTATCCCTGCACTTTGAGTGGTCTTAAATATTTTATCCCTATAAACAATTTTTTTAGATGATGAAAGTTCCACAGTCATTGTATAATATTTTTCATTTCCTAATAACGATAAATTTCCATCAGAATATTTTACGAAATCACTCTCAACATCAAAATTATTATTATAAATAGTTTCCTTTTGTGTTTCATCATCAATTAATCTTAAAGTAAAAAATGTAATAATTTGCAAATCTTGTCCGATCGGATAATCCGGTAAAAAGTAAAATTCGGGTGTTGTGCTATTTCCGTCTAATAATATCATACTATTATAACGAACAATTTAGTAATTTTTGCATTACTGCACAAAAAAAAGGGCAACTAATTAAAGTTACCCTCCTTGATAATTGAAATATTAAATCCTTTTATGGATTAATTTGATCACCACTAACAGTAATACCGGTCAATGTTAAATCCTGCGATAAAAAGTTTGCAGGTAAAGTTTCTTGTGCATTTAATGTAAGTGTATATCCCGAAAGATCACCCATTCCTGCACCGGTTACAATAGTCCCACCATTAACATCTGCACCGTGTTTTAATCCGGATAAAAATAGGTTTCCATTATTGTCCTCTACTATTACGTGAGGTCTTGCAACTGCAATTAGTGCAATTTCATCGTGTGTCGCTTTATCTAATTTTTTAAATGTTAGAGTTAGCGTTTGATCATAAAAGGTAGTTCCATTTTCTCTTGAACTTGTAATAGTTTGCTCAAAAGTAGATGTTCCCTTTAAATCATATTCGTATGCCGTTGGTGTTCCGGTTATAGTATCAATTTCAGCCGAGTTTGCGTTCACATAATTAATGCCACCCAATGTTCCGTAATCGATAAAATAAACAGTTTTTAAACCACCTACTGCATTTTTACAAGGTTCCAACCTCCCGGTCGTAAGTAAACAAGCCATAGTTTTTATTTTTTTTGTTATAAAAAAGGGCAGGCAGAACCTACCCCTTATTATTGATTATTAATTAATTTTTATGCTCCGTAGTAAACAATATCAGAAGCAATTCCGTACTGTACTCCTGCAGTATATCTCATTACAAATCTAACATTTTTAGATCCATCGATGTCTGCCATATCTAT